AACGTCTTTCTTCAGTTCGTCAATCTCTTCATTTCTTTTTCGTTCTAGTTCTCTTCTCATCTTATATTTAGATAGAGCGTCAGCATCGACATTTAGGATAGCAGAGTTATTTTTTTCTCTTACTAAATCCTCATGGTCTTTCACTTTCACATATTGATTCATGCTTACCTCTGAAGCGCGATGGCTCTCATGTCTTTCACAAGAGGTACAATGTTTGTTCCGCTACTTGTCATTACAATCTTGATTGCAAATGTTTTGTAAGTTGCGAAAATAGCACCACCTGAGTCTCTGTAAGACACAATATTATTATTAGCACTATTTAGTTTCGCTTGATTATCAGCATTTGAGCCAAGGAAGTTATCACCGTTTGTATTAGCTGAGAAGCCAAACTCAAACTCTTTGAAGTCTGTAGTATCAACACTATCAGAAATCGTATTAGATGCTGTGATCTGTGTTAGTAGTGTATAATCCTTATCCTCAAAAGATTGTCCATCTTCAGCATTGTGAATTTTTGCATAAACATGAACACCTGTACCAGACGGCTTATATGCACTTACGAAAATTTTAATATCTTCAGCATCCTGACCATCAGCAAGTTCAACCGGCTTAGAAATATATCTCATTTCCGCATCACCAACTTCATTTGTCTCATTAGTAAATGAGTTATTAATGAAGTTCTCTACGACATATGCATTTGCTCTTGACAAGTCGATGACTGGAGATAGTTTAGTATCAGTTGTTGAGAATGTACCCTTGATTATAAGAGACTTCTTGGAACCAGATACAGCAGCTAATCCAGATTCATTTGTCTTACCAAATATTTTCTTTTCGCCATCGCGGAAATTGTTTTCCACACCCAAGTCAATATCAGTAAACGCTGTGCTAATTGTACCAGACGTGTTTGTAAGTCTAGCAGCCCAATTTGCACTCGTGTTAGCATAAGTGATCTGAGGGATTTTAGGTACGATTGTATTCATTACAAGGTTATTAGCTGCAAGAACCCTTGCAGAAGCACCACTGACTTGGCCACGAACAAATCCATTTGCAAATGAACCAGATGATCCTTTTACATTCATTCGTAGGTTAGGAGTATCGATAAAGTTCACAAAACCTTGTGAGGTATTTGCTGCGAATGAATCTACCTGTGCAGCACCATTAGTGAAGTTAGAACCAAGTAGGTTTATTGTACCATTTGCTGTTGCAAGAGATGATAGGCCTGCTGTATTGTAAGGATCAACCTTCACAATAACAGTACCATTAGCATACTCTCTTACGATATCACGAACCGTACCGTTAGCAGAGCGTCCAGCTACAGCGTTGTTAGCGATTACTGTACCAACAGTGACATAGTTACCAGCAGTATTACCAGTTACACCATGAAGTGTGATTACAGATTCTGATACAACCTTTTCTTCAGCATTGAATGTTCCAGATAGATTGTCAATGTTGAAGTAGTCGATATCTTCGTTCTCAACATAAACCGTACCAGTGTTTCTTGTAAAGTCTGCACGATAAAGATTGAACTTCAAATCTTCTGCTTGGATAGCAGTCCAAGACTTATCATTAGCAGATGAGAAGAGAACACCAGAAGCTGGTTGCTTATTAATGACACGACTGTTATCAACATCAGTACCACCAAGTTCGCCAACCCACACTGCGTATTCGTCGTTATCACCAGCGGGCTTTAGACAAATTGCATAATCTTTACCAGACTTTAGGAATACTGGTGAGTCGAATACAAACTGAGTTTCATCACTACCACCACCTGTTCCAGATGAGTTAGCAGTAATTGCAGATGCTTGTAGTGTCTTTGCACCGTGTGGTAGAATTGTCGGTGTTGGGAAACCATTTACAACCTCACGAATTTGTAGAGAGATTGGATATGTGCTTGACTTTCTACCAAAGAAGACACCAATCTTTGTAGCAAAGATACCTTCAGAATCTGGCCCGGTATCAACGGTGAATGTTTGCGATAGGGGATCAGATGCACCAGATGTAATTCCTGATGGGTCTTCTGCCGGCTGAACCGTAACAGAACTTGTAAGCGTTCTTGTATCTTGAACTTCTTCTGTCTGAATTTGTGGAGTTACAAGATTAATAGATGCGCCTCTTTGTGTGATATCAAGAGGAATGCTTGTATAATCACCAAAAGCAGAAGTGGTGATCAGGCTACCCTGAGTAATTGTATTAGCGACATCTTTCAGTGCAAATCGCTTTGTTCCAATTCTAAACTTAAGAGTATCTGTATTTGGTAGTCTGAAGTTACCATGAACCGTACCAGTGCTGTCTGTTACAAGATTAGCACCTTCAATACCAGTGTTAGCAAAGGAAGAGTTGGCCGGAGTACAGAATGATGATACAAGTTCGTCATCAAAGTATGCAAACACTCTAGTGTTAGGTTTCATACCAACACCAGTGAATTTGACCAAACGTGAACGCATAAAGTCACGAACAGCAACATTCTCAACAAAGTTACCAATATTAAATGATTGAGTAGATGGACTAATTGATGTTTGAATGCCACTGATAATCTGATCAGTTTGTACGCTAAATTCTTGAGACGATCCGCGTATTCTTGGTCCAAGAGGAGTGGACCTTGTATCAACAGTAGTCCAGTTACCCCAATCAATACCAGTTACACCTGTTTGATTTGCAATAAGTTCGATTGCTTCGTACATTCCATCAAAGTCTAGCTGAATATCAGGAAGAGTCGTGATGTCTGGTGTATTATCCATTGAAGGATTAAGAACAACTTGACCCTTCCAGTTGAATGTAATCTCTTGAACAGGATTGCGGAGTTTACTTGCAAACGGTTGGTTTATTTCATTCTGATGTGTGTATGAAAGGGTTAGCAAGTTACCTGTCTTAGTGACATTTGATGATGACAGGGACTTATCTTTTGCAAGTTCAATATCTGTCCTGCGGAAAGCAGGTCTTAGTTGATTTTTATTTCTGTCAATAGCAGCCCTATAACCAGACTTTGTTGTATCAGAAAGATTGTGGCCATCAAAGTTTTCTACTAAGAAACCATTCTTAAATCTTTCTAGTCCAGTGTCACCAAATAGTTGTTTGTTTCTTGCACTTGTCTCTAGAGCATTTAGAGATGTGTAATACTCAAGATTTGTAATACGCTCTTCGATTGCTCTTAGATCACGCATAGTATATCTACGATTGTTCTCAAGAGACAACTTAACTTGATAATCTGCTCTACCACTTTCTCTTGCTACTTGTGCAGAGAGAGATGGATACACAGGAATTTCAAGAACACCAATTGTCATCGTACCCGCTTTTTCGTCAGGGGTCTTTGGTGAAAGTGATGCACGCCCTTTGATAACTTCTACACGACCCGCATCTGTTACTACAATCCTATCCTTACGAGGAAGATAGAACTGAACATCAGCCTGGAAGTTTTCATCAGGAGTTGGGAAGTATGCACCATCGCTGTCAATATCAAATAATGTTGCTGCTGTTGGGTTTGTAGGTGCAGCGGCTGCTGTACCTGTAGCAGAAACTGCAACAGTGTTTGCTTTGAAAGGTCTAAAATCAACAGCATCACGGAGATCGAAAGTTTTACCAGTTGTAGGTGACACAAACTTTGGAATATCTTGTGTAGTGATAGCGGCTGTATTTGATGTATTTGAATCATCTACTGGATATGAGTCAACCGAAAGGAAACCAATACCCTGAGAACGATCTCTACCAAAGTGATGGAACTTTACTATCAAACCAGAGTTTACTGTATTCAGTGTGCTAGTAGACTTCTTCTTTAGAAGTGCTGTATCATAAAATGCATCCTTCATACCAGTATCAAGTTCAAAGTGTGAAGTAACATCGTTGTCACTTGTAGTTGCACCTGTGTTTGAACCCTTGTAAACCGCAACGAGTTTAAATGCATCAGACACACCTAGTGGCCAAGGACCAGTGGACGATGCTGGGTTTGAACCAGTATTAATATGGACGAACTTATCTTTGTTCACAGTCTTGGATGTCTGAACAGCAGAAGTTCTCAAGACATTAAAGTATACAGAAGCCGAGAACGATGATAGGTTAGCTTGTTGAAGATTGATCGAATGTGCAGATGCAGAAGACGAAATCGTTCCATTACCAGATAGATCAAAGATGTATCCAGTTGGGAATACAGTCTTGTGAGAACCAGTCTGGTTTGTTGTTGTATTAGCAATCTTAAGTGTAGTATTATTTGAGACTTCAGTGATACGCTCAATACTACCACCACCAACAGAGATGAAATCTCCTACTTGATATGCAGTAGTGAATGCTGTACCAGAACCATTGACCGTGTTACCAGAGATGCTTGAGATAGAACCAGCATGAGGAGCCGTTTCTGCTGCTGCTTTTGAAACGACAAGGATATTTCTCTCTTCAGTATTTGTAAGAGGTGTACCAGTTTCGTTTAGTGTTTCAGTACCACCAGCATGTGCAGAGTTAGCAGTGACGGTTGCTGTACCATTTGTAAATGTGACAGTCTTTTCTGTTCTAAACACGAACTGTGTATCGACAGTTCCTAATGAATCTGTAAGTTGCTTTGTACCCTTCTGAGTGAATGGGAATACAAGAGTGTTTAGACCTGGCTCTTGTAGTTTTGCATCTCCACTAGCATTAAGAACAATGTCGGCCATTGACTTAGGACCAGATGAATTATTCTCATATACACCACGAACATCAGAGAAAGATTTACCAGAATTCATGCTGATGTCAAAAAGATAGATACGGAATTGACCAAGAGCGGTGCCGGGCGTTCCACTATGATATTGGAAACCACGAACCCTTGCTGTACCAATCTCTGAACCTTGTGCGCCCTGTGCGCCTAGGTTTTTACCAGAGATACCCTTTTGGCCAGCATCACGCAAAGATACTTGACGTAGACCTTGGAAGTCCCAAGTACCGACAACCTCTTTTGCAATGATATAGTTACCGAAACCTTGAGAAAGAACCCTACCATCTTTTGTTTCAAAGTCTGTTGCTTTATCAACGTCGATGTAAAGTGGGTTGATAAGTTCAACACGATTACCATTTACATATCCAGCACCCTTCTCAATCTCTGCAACAAGTTTGAGATAATTACCATCTGAGTAACGACCAAGGTTTGTACCAGACTTCAGATGTTCACGAACACGAGTATTGAAAGGATTGATTGCATAGTTACCATTTGTTTCAAATGTTCTGTCAGCAATATATTTACCCAAGTCTGAGTAAACAGTATCTGTATTCTTCTTAGTGATGATACCATCAGTAACTTCAGCAAGTGTTACGAATGTTGTTGTATTTGCTGAACCAATAGGTCGTGATACAAGTGTAGGAGTAATCTTTAGTCGATCTGCGCCCGGTGCTGCAAAGTTTGTTGCACCAGATGCATTATCAAGTAGAGAACTGTCTTGATTTGAATCAATAAGTTCTTCCTTAGATTCAAATCCAATTTGTACAGTTGGTTTATTATTGAACTTATTGACAATGATACTCTGAGGAGCAATGCGAATGAAGTTACCCTTATGATAAAGGATACCATCACCAACAGTTGCTCTGTAACCTTTACCTGTCGAACTAGAAGTAATCGTGTTAGCAGCAACGATAAATGCGTTACCATTACGATTACGGACAACTAGAGATTCATTATCAGAGAATGTTCTTGTTGTATTGTTAGAACCAGCATTTGTGTACTGAACAAAAATAGAGAAGAAATTTGGAGTAGCAGCTTCAGAACCCTCTTTTGCATCAATCAACTGTGCGGTCATACCAGAAGTAGAACCTGTTACTGTAGCATTAGCGACAGCACCACCAGAGAAGAAATCTGAAAGTAGAATAACTCTGTTATTTGCATCTCTATCGCGGAGTTTTACAAATTCAACAGATTCTGTTTTTATTGGTGATCCAGTGACAATTGTTCCATCAACTAGAATTTCATCAGCAAATCTTTCAACCTGATTTTGAAGGATTGATTGTAGCTGTGTTAGTTCTCTTGCTTGTACAGCAAAGCCTGGCCGAAACAGCACACGATGAAAGTTTTTGCTATCTGCGAAATCGTCAAAATATGGACTTTGATTTAGATTGGTTTCAATTGTCATTTATTTTACCTTTAGAAATCCAGAATGATTTTAATATCTTCTGTTTGATCTACATCCCTTGTAACTTTTTGAACATTCTCTGTGTAGATAAACTCTCCTGAGAACGTATTAGCTTCTGGACCCTTTATCGATGAGATTGTAGCAATTTTTGTTGCACTACCCCTTTTCAAGATGACATCATCATTTGTAAAAGGAATCCTGTTACTAAAACTCTGTACATTATTTATATAAACATTATAGAAGGATGTATCAGATTCTGTCTCATCCCTCTTCACAAATACAACATCACCATTAGCACCAAAGGTCGCATTATTAGCTGCTTGGTTTGTCCTGATAATTGGATTCAATTCTGTAACAAAACCTAGTGTGCCAAGTTCAGCAAGAAGTCTCATTCTTTCGTTAGTGAGTGTCTCTTCAGCAACAATAGCATTAACAGGATTAGCACCATCCATTTGCTGATACGAAACAAGCATTCTTGTTGTAAGTCTTAGTGTGCTTGGGCTATTAGATGTGTTAGCAACATGCTCTGTTGATAGAAAGTTGTTGTTTGAATCGCACTTTAGAATAGGGTCTTTCAGAATACTGATCGTGCGGAAGTCTGTGTTTGCTGGAATGTAACCATTACCATTAGCAGAAACTCCTTCAGAACCATCAAACTGAACATTTAGTAGAACCTTATCTGCACCAAGTTCACGAATGGGATCATTACCGTGTCCACCTACTGGAGAGATGATGACATTCGCAGTAGCACCAGAACCGTGAATAGCATTAGCAGTGACGAATGCATCTGCTTCAGAATATAGACTTCCAACACTAATCACATGAATATTAGAGACTTGCCCTGATGTGTTGATTTCAGAGTAAGCAAGCGCACCTTGACCATCACCACGAATTGTGACAGTTGGTGATACGATAACTCTAGAGTCTGTATTCGCAATTGTCGAAAATGCGGAGTTAACAGTAAATGTCTTTGTTGAACCCGAATAATCGATAACCCTACGGATTTGGCCAGCACCAGTTCCAGTGTTGATATACAGACTAGAACCATTATAGAAGTTGTCAACAGCAGATGGTGGATTGTCACCAGAAGCAGAAAGTCTTACCGTCGTTGTTGTTGCAGATTCTACAGCACCATTTGAAATTTGGTGATAACCTGTTCCCACTTGAACTGTTTCAATGATATCAATAGAACCATTTACTGATGCATTCTGAACAGCTACTTGTCTATCACCTTCAACTGATCCATCTGTAGCAGATAAAGTCTTAACAGGCATATGTGATGTTGTTAAGAATTTATCTGCGTCACCCAATGAAATGGTATACATATACTTCCATGTATATCCATCTGCTAGAGTAAATGGTAGAGTTGAAAAGTCTGCTGGCTTTACTGTTGATGTAGCACCTTTGTTATTGTATAGACACTTATATACATTATTTTCATCTGTCATAACATAAAAATCACGAGCAAAAAGATTTGTATCAGTGTCACGATATTGTGCATATACTCTACCAGATACCCAATCATGTCTAGGTACAACATGACTTACATCGCCGGTAGTGATTTTTCTACCGCCAATAGCCTGTTTCCACAGTTCTCTTTGCTTATTCTTATCAGTTTCAATTGCTGCTTCAGCAACAGGCTCTTGTGTAAAAGGAAGCTGTCTGCCTAGAACAGCATAAAGGATATTAGAGTGTTTCGCCGATCTTCCATCCTCATGCGACAAAGACTCAATAAAAGCCTTTGCATTCATTACACTCAATTCTTTGCTAGTATATGAGGCCATTATGCAATATTCCCTGTGTAATAGTAAGCATTAGCACCAGACACATTTGTTAATGTCCAGTTAGCAACTAGATTTGCGCTTGTTGCACTATTTACTTTATTTAGTGTTACTGTTCTAAATACATTATCAGCAGTTTCAATGACAATATTATCATTGTTTGCAAACTCTGATGTCAAAGATGTAGATGTACCGACAATATCAAATGTATTCGCATAGTAAATATTTGCAGAAGTTACATTACCGTATAGCCAGTTTGAAGTCATGTTTGCTGAAGTTGTGTTACTTGTTATATTTAGTCGAACTTCAAAGAACTTGTTGTGAGAAGATTCAATTAGTGCAGAAGAACCGTTAGCAAATTGGCCAGACAGATTAGTTCCTGCTCCAGTAATTGTAACAGAGTTGTTTGAAAGAGACACGGTTCCAGTCGCTGCTGTTTTTGCAATAGCGATTGTTCCATTTGACAATGCACGTTTTCTATTCACCTTAGATACTGCGACATTGACATCAACATTGGATGCAGTCTTAAATCTACCAAACAATGCTTGACCTGCTGGATGAACAAGTCTGTTCGCAATGTCTCTATATCTTCCTAGTGAAATAGCAGCCTGAACTTCATACGAAAACTCCTGATAGAATCTACTATCTTGAATGAAACCTCTCTTTGAGGAGACATGACTTCGTGTAGAAGCATAGTAGCCTTCAGCGTTACCAACATTAGCAAGCGTAAGTCTGATCTGTGCTTGCAATGCATCAGGGTGTGTAGTCTCTTTTAGATTCACCACTTCATTCTGCTTGTGACTGAAACCAGAGTCAGCAACTCTCAATGCAGTGATCGTTCCATTAGCACCAACAGTTGAACTGATATTTGCATTCTGTCCTAATACACCCTCATCTTGAATGCTTACAATTTTAGCAAGGCCCGGATTGCGAGGTGCATTTTCAAGGGTAGTTTGTGAAGCAGATGTAAAGAAGGAGACATCAACAAATTGATTATTACCAAAAAATACATTGCCTGGTGCGCGTTGAAGTTGATCCTGCCAGACACGAATAACGGTTTCGTATGTTCCATTAGAGAATGCTCTAGACGAAACTCTTTGCTTGACATCACCAGAAGCACCAGTATTAGACTGACTGATTCTATCATTTGTGTCAATTACAGTGATACTTGAGTTACCTGTCAAAAAGTTTACATTATCGTGATGCAAAGTTAGATATTGTTCACCAATACCAAGTGCTGCTACAGGGGGATCAATTACACTGACGGTAGGTGCTACAGAGAAACCTGTACCACCCACACGATTTGAAATCTCTGAAATAGTTCCGATAGTCGCTGATTGGAATATGAAAGCATCACTCAATTTTGTGTGAATGTTTTCTATCTGAGAGTTAGATGTAGTTGATACTACGTTACCTACTGTTGTGTTTGCGCCTACTATACGCAGTCCTTCATTTTCAATAAATGCTCTCATTGGGCCCGCATCAAACTGCGAGGTTAGGTTTGCTGTCGTATTAGATGTAACTTGAACTGTAACCAGATGTCTGTCGTCTGCACCACCAACTCCACGGGTGTAGCCGTTAGCTACTGTAGAGATAACTTTCTTTACTACACCAAATGCATTCGATGTGCGACCTACGACTTCGTTACCTTCAGATACGACTTGGCCAGCGGTGTTACCAAGTTGTAGCACATGATAACCAATTGTGTTTGCGCTAAATGCAGATACTGTACCTACAGTAGTACCAGATGCAGTTGCTTTTCTTACATGTTCACTTCCAGTGAAGTTTTTGTAACCGTCTACAGCAAGTACAATGTTTGTGCTGTTGTATGCGCGTCTTACAGCCGTTACAGTGGCGTTTGCGCCGGAAGTTACACCAAATAGACTATCTCCAGTGGTGACAGTAGGATCAGAGGTATTCGCTAGAACTATAACTGCGTTTGCATTCGATTTAAAGTTTATCCCTTGTGTCAGAGTCTGACCAGTTTCGCGGAAACCATAATCGGGAGATGATAGTAGCGTATTGGAAAACTTATCCATTCTCCCCACACCAGCAATGGTTGGTGCAAGAATACCAAATACATTATTGCTTCCAATCAAGTCTGTATTCAAAGATATAGCAAATGTATCTATCAAGTCATCTCTTGCAATATTGAAACTTGCAGGAGATGATCCATCACCACCAGTAATATTTACTTGAGTTGTATCATTGATACTAGAAGAATAGCCCGAACCACCATCAAGAATAGAGAATGTGATAGCACCATTCAAGTCCACAACTCTGGTGACAACGACTTTACCAAACTTACCCTTGTCGCTTGAGATAATGTCAACAACATCGCCGGGATTGTATCTAGAACCACCAGATACAATTGTAAAGTTACTAATACCAGCTTCTACGATTGGTGTATGTGGTGTTCCACTTGTACCATTGATTAGCTTAATAGGCTCAAGGTGATTAAAGCGGCCTTTGATATTTGAAAGATATATCTGATCAATTGCTCTTCCACGAACCGTTCTTTTAATAACATTCTCTACAAGTGCTTCAGCAGCAGAATCATTACCACGAACAGTTTTACCAATAAACGTAAGATTGTTGATATCATGGTTTGTGACAAGGTATCTGTCGATACGCCAGTCACCATCAGAAACTTTTAGAATTTGATCCGCTGGGTAATTGATTTCTACGTCTTCGTTATAAAGCATACGGAAGAGTAGTTTATATGAAGAAAGTGTACCCTTTGTCTGATAGAAATCTTTGATGTTCTTTGCTAGAAGTCTTTTGTTAGCAATGACATTCTCTGGAATCTCAGCCATAACCGTTCTACGAAAGTATTCGATATACTCATCAAGAGTATCATCAATATCTTTATATTCTTCAAGTTTTCTCAACTCATGAGTTTGTTTACCAGACTGTTCTAGAAACTCATAATACGCTTTCATGAACAGAATAAAGTTTTCCCCCTCTTCCGCATAGAAAGAAGGGAACTGTCCTTGAACTAGAGTTGAGAGTTTATTCTCAATGGCCATTAGTCGATCTCACCAATCGCAGAAATTGTAGCATCATTCCCTCTCATGATCAGTATCTGTTCACGCACAGGAGTGACATCTAGGTTTACAGGTTCAACCGTAACTTTCATCTCAATACCATCAAAAGCTGAAGGTAAAAATCTTTCGACTTCAACAAGACCTGTAGTATAGTCTATTGAACCCGCAGCAGTTACAATATTCACCTTTTGCTTATCATCATTAAAACGGAAAATATTTACATTACCCAAACCATCATCATCTAAAAATGCATCAAACCCATTAAAGGTAAACTTGGTAGAAGATAGTGATCCAGTTCGTAATGGATTGCTAAACCTCAAAGTAACTTTTTCTGCTACATTCGTGTTTGGAACAAATTTCTTTTGAATTCTTAGTGATACATCATTATTGAGAATAGCTTCATTTGTGTTATCAAGTGCGCGAACAAGACGTGAGTATCTTAGCTTATTACCAAAACGCTCAAGGTTTGCAGTATCGAAAGCATCAACAGCAGCACGACAAGCAGCAATTGTTGCAGATGCTGTTAGAGTTGTTTTCAGTGAATCGTAGAAAGTTCTAATTGTAGGAATAATATAGATATAATCTGGATCAACCATAACAGGATCAATACCAAGAGGTGTTCTGTTAAGAATGCTCTCACGAATTTCTTGCTTTCTAATAGCAGTAGCAAATTGTTCACCTGTAGGTTTTACAGCAATAAACACCTTACCAAATACTGGTGGGACAGCAGTTTCACCACCAAAAGCGGCTACTGATGCAAGATCAGTATTCTCATTTAGAAGAATTCTTTGATAGTCATTATTAATGACTGCTCTGTTCTGAACCTCAAAGTTTCTTGGAGCATTGAACTTGATACTATCAATACTCTCCAAATCAACACCACCTCTTGCTACAGAATTAACAACAAGTGAAGCGGATGAATATGAAGGAGTAATATTGACTGAATCAATACTAAACGTGTTAGCACCATTTGTTACAGGTCCATTACATACACGATAGTCTACAATAATAATCTGGTTGTTCTTTAGAGGTTTGCCTAAAGCACCATCAGAGAAATAAATTTCAAACTGCTTGTCAGCGCACTCTTGTAGATAGTAAACTGGTGTTGATGAGTTTACATCACGAATGTTTGTTGCTAGTGTGAATACAGTATTGGCCAGATTAGTTGATGATTCCTGCACCCTTACTGAGATACTTCTTGTATCGACATCTTGGTTAGGCAGAGCATATCTGACAGGATTAGAAGTATTCACTGTAAATCTTTGGGTAAGTGGTTCACCTTCAGTTATAGAAATAGCTTTACTAAACGTGTTGGCTACGTTGTTGATAAGAACATCCTCTGGAGTAACAAATGTGTATGAGATGTCATCAATAGTTGTTGAGAACTTTGAATTCTTTGGAAGATTAAATGAAGATACAGTACTAGCAATTCCTGCAAATGTGATTGTCACATTAGCAGTCGATCCTCTTGCAGAACGAGAGATATAACCAAGTTCCTTTGATCTCGACACAACACTATCTCTTTGCTGTGCTGTATCCAAGAACATCTCGTTTGCAAGCATATTCGTATAGAACGAATTATAATGAGTGTTATAAGCAAGAATGTCCAAAAGCACAGATATGTTACTACCTTCAAAGTCGTAATCATTGAACTGTGTTTGTGAACTTA